ACCCAGAAGCTCAGATTCAACATTGTCGCGGGAGACAATAGACATCTTGTAGAGATTAATGCAGGGCGTTGGCAGGATGATGCTAAGAATTCGGTTGTTTACACTTATTCAAAGCCCAAGGACGGAAAGCAGAGTGAGCCTATTCAGATACCTTGGAGCAAGAGAAACGACCCTGCCGAAATTGAGAAAGTGGCGGGTTATAGAGTGTTTACAGTAGATACTGATACATATAGCAACCGCAAGGCGCTTAAGGACAATGGTGATACTGAGGGGTTTGCAGCATCGGAAAAGAAGAGAAAGCATTTCCTTGCTGGCAGCGATTTTATCGAGTGGGCTCGTAAGGTTGTGAACTCTGATAAGATTAAAGATATGATGTTTAAGGTACAGGGCTCAATTGAATACAGTTATAGTGAAAAGACTGGCAAATATTACTCTACATATGAAGTAAATAAGATATATCGTGCTGAGGATGATGTAGAACCTAAGAGTGAAGCTAATGTGAACTTCTACTTTACAGAGAGCTTTATGGATAAGGAGTCTGTTACATCGGATGGCAAGGCTGTTTTGTCCGGTTATACTCAGTTTAGAGACTCTAAGACTAAGGGCGATTGGTTCTGTCCTGTTGCTCTTGTAATGAGAGAGAACGATATGGATGTTATCGATGGCACAGAAGAAATTCTGAGTGACTTTGGCGATAACGAGGTATGTAAGGTCGTATTGTCTTGCAAGGTTATCGATGGAGCCCAGAAGGCTGATATTCAGATTACCGACCTTGATGAAAAGACTCAGAAGGCAATTAAGCTTGGTCTTATGGATGCCAAGCAAGCTATTAAGAACGCGGGCGGTCAGATGTATGGTCCCAAGATTCAGGAGCTTAGACTGGACAGCATTGTAAAGCAGAGTGAGCCTACAGCGTTTACCGCAGAAGATTTAGTAATTTTACCTCATATTAAGGAAGAGGAAGTTGACATCTTTGCGGGCTCCGATGATGAAGATGATATTTAATAACAATACAAAATGATTAAAGGAGAAATATATTATGGATTTAGGATTTCAGTTGCCTACAATTAATACAATTGAGGCGGATATGAAGAATTTGAGTGTTTATCTTCGTTCAACGAAGAAGTTTGGAAAGACAACACTTTTTAGGGATGTAATTCTCGCAAAATATGGCGATCCATCAAAAGGACTACTTGTGGGCGTAGGAAACGAGAAAGGATACAAGATGTTAGACAGTTTAAACTGTACGCAGGTATCTACATATAAACAGCTTGTTGCACTTAAAGATTGGCTCATCAAAGAGAAGGGCAAGAGTCATCAAATTGAAATTGTCGCATTTGATACAGGAGATGAATTGACAATTCTAGCGGATCGCGAAACTATCCGTAGATCAAATTTAGAGAATCCCAGCAAGCCCACGAAGAGCATTAAGGCAGCTATGGGCGGATTCACTGGTGGAGAAAAATATTCTGCTAATGAAATTATCAAGCCTTATATGACCGAACTTCAAGAGGCAGGATTCGGAGTTTGGGTTATCGCACACACGAAATTTAAGACAATTAAGGAAAAGGGTGGATTAGAGCAAGACGGCTATATGCAGTTAACTTCTAATATGGGAGCAGATTATGAGGCTGCCTTCGGAGATTGCTTCGATGTGGTACTTACTGGTGTTATTGATAGGGTTGTTGAAGAGAAGCAGGAAAAGGATACCGTTAAGAAATATGCCACTGACACTATTAGAAAGTTATACTTCCGTGGAACTACTCTAATCGATGCGGGCGGTAGATTTGCAGATGGCACTGTACCAGAGTATATGGTGTTTGACAAGCCAAACATGGCTGAAGAATTTATTAAAATTGTAGAAGAGGGCATGGAAAAGTCTAAGACTAATTTTGCAAAGAAGCCTACTACTAAAAAGTCCGTAAAGAAGTCTAACCCTGTTATTGACGAAGAGGAAGAAGATGAACTTACTGCAAAACTTAGAGCGGTGGTCGATAAGGCCAAGGCAAAGGATGAAGTAGTGGAAGACGAAGCACCTTTCGATGTAGATGAGGTAGATATCTTCCCCGAGGATGAGGTCGAAGAGGTTGATGGGGATGTAATCATCACTCTTGATGATGATAGGCTCAATGCAATTAGAGCAGCATTTAAGGCGAGTGATGCGACAACCAAGGCAAAGGTTAAGAAGCATCTTGTAGACTACAATAACAAGCTTTCCGCAGAGATGAAGACTAGCGACGTTAACGCTATCGAGGAAATCCTTGGACTGAATGACGAGGTATAACAATATGTATTATTTAAGAAAAGAGCCGTATGAAAAAATATCTACGGAAATCGAAAAAACAGATGGCACTGTCATTCCAGCATATACTTATATGACTGATGATAGAGCAGTATATAAGGCACACGGGATGTCACGTTTTTATCGCGAAACATTTAATGGGATTGGTGTAAATCCTACTGGAATGAAGTTGTATACCTGCAAAACCTTAAAGCGTATACTTGAACTAAGACAAAGCACTTATGATTATTGTGGCGAATGGTTTGATGTATATGACGAAAATGGTAAGGTAGAACTTGCAAATTAAAATGCATAGGTGGTTGGTGAGGAATCACCACCACCTACTTTTGACATAAGGAGGAATTAAGATGGCTGCGGCAAAATGCAAAATTTGTGGCACAAAATTAGATACTAAAATAGCATACAAAGTAATAGATAAGAATGGAAAACCTAAGTATTTTTGTTCAGCCTCTGAGTTCGAGGCAGAAGAAGCACGTAAGAAGAAGGCCCAGGAAGATAAGGATAGAGTATATCGCTTGATATGTGATATTATGGGCGAAAAGGAGATTATTAATACGGCGCTATTCAAGGAGTGGCAAGAGTGGCTAAAGGTCGCAGATAACGCTAAAATCGCTAAGTACTTAGAAGAAAATAGGGATTACTTAAGTTCGGTGATTGCTAGGTTGCAGAGTTCTGAGTACGCGCGTATACGCTATTTGTCGGCAATTATTAGGGATAAAATTAAGGCGTTTGTGCCGAAGACAATCGAAGTTGCTCCGCCTAAAGTTGTAGTAGAAGAGCACTATGAAACAAAATACAAACCAAAAACCAGACAGGCTCTGTTGGACTTTGAGGAGGATTGTTAATGAATAATTTATACATAAGTGGAGTTACCAATAAGATCCCCAAGGAACTACTTGAGGGACGTGTTAATATCGAGGCAAATGTCATTGGTAGTATGGTCAATGATATGCTGCTTGTAGAGGATACTAATATCGATAGTTCCAAATTTTTAACAAAGGATGCAAGACTGATTTACGGCATCTTGAAAACACTGAGAGATAAAAAGTGTACGGTGTTTGATGAGGTGTCCGTTTTAACATATATATCAGAAGACGTAAGGAGCAAACTTGAAGAGAGTGGTGGCTTCAAGGCGATTAAGAATATGGCAGATTGCGTGAACAACCAAAACTATGAGAGTTACCTCGATAATCTTTTGAAGTCAAATATGATTATTGATATGCACAAATTTGGTTTTAATCTACTTGAGCCTATTAAATATGAGGGAAAGACAATTAACCCATTAAAACTCTTTGCTAAAATGTCAAGTGAACAGGTTACAGATTGGTATACATCGAAGCTTGAAAGTTTTGGCACGGGATATTCTAGCAAGGTGCTGGAGGAAGAAGAATTAGATATTACGGACGAATTCATTGAATCTCTTGAAAACGGAGAGGAAGCAGGTACACCATTTGAATATTTTGATGATGATTATATGGGCAACCCGGTAGAAGCTCTAAGGTACTTCTCGAAGCAAGTTAATGGAATTCCGGACGGAATGACTATTATAGGTGGTTACTCTAACGTAGGTAAGACCACCCTAATTCTCAGCATTCTTATGTCAATGATGCACGAGGGGCGCAAGTGCATGATAATTTCCAATGAGCAGAGATCTAAGGCATTTAAGATCGGCTTCCTTTTATTAATATTGACTAAGCATTTCAACTATTATAACCTAACAAAGACTAAGCTGATAAACGGAAATATTAGTAAGGAAGATAGAGAATATATTAGGAAGGCACAAGATTATTGGAGAAGCAGATACAAGGGGCAACTTTATTTTATCAGTATTCCCGATAGTGATGTTGGGCTTGCAATTAAAAAGATGCGTTTGTATATTCTTAATAGGGGTGTAAATACTTGTGTTTATGACACATTTAAGATAGATTTATCGACTAATAATGATAATAGTTGGCTTTCTCTTATTCAGGATAGCCGTAGATTTGAGACCCTTTCTCGTAAGTACCCAGGCACTCAGGTAATTTGTACTTTACAGTTGGCAATTAATACGCTTGGTAAGTTGTTCCTTGACAGTTCGGTATTATCAATGAGCAAACAGATTAAAGAGGTTTGCGATTTGATGATCTTATGCCGTTCTATGTATCAAGAAGAGTTTGATCCTTCAAGTAAGTTTTTCTGTGCACCGTTCAAAACCGTATTAAACAAGAATACAAATCAATGGGAGAATATTCCATGGCAACCGAAAGAGGATATGGTGTACAGAGCAGTATTCATAGAAAAAAGCCGTTCATCAGGAGCAGTAAGCTCCGATACTGGAATTGGGTATATATTCTCATTCCAAGGTGCGTGGGGACTTTGGTCGGATGCGGCCAAGGCGAAATTCAAGCATGGTTATATCCAGTAATTGTAAACATTTTGTAAATAAATCCCAAACTACCTTGACAAATTGAGGAAATGGTACTATTATAATTACACAACAAAATGATTAGGAGAAACGAAAAATGCATTATTGTGCTTTATTAATTACAAAAGAATTCCCCACCGAAGATAAGATTGATGAAATTATGAGACCTTATTATTATGATAATATAGAATATGACGAAAAGGGAAATCTCACTTCGCCATACCCTGTTTTTACTTGGGATTGGTATCAGATTGGCGGAAGATATAATGGCAAGTTAAAGTTAAAAATTGATGAAAATGATGAAACTTATAACTGGGGATTTTATGACAGAGTAGGCAGAAACAAAAGGTTGTTTTATTCATGTTTGCTCTCTAGGATGGAGAGATTTGTAAAAGACGGTAACATACCTTCATATATGTATAGTGAAGAAGATTATTTTTCTTCTATGGGTAGTAGAGATGGATATCTTTATGTGGATGGCGCAAGAATAAATGATTTATTAAACTTTGAGGAGCAGAGTTGCTATATCTGCATTGACGCTAACGGTAATGTTATTGCAAGAGAGTCTTGGGACGGGAAGGCCTTTGTCAAAGATGAACGTTTTGATGAAAAATTAGAAGAAATTAAGAAAAATAGTCGGGGAATGTTTGTTACGGTGTTAGACATTCATGATTGATTAACAATACGAAATGATTGGAGGTGTCAGAGATGTGTTCGAAGAAGTAAAAGAAAAACTATTAGAGCAACCAGAGTCCATAGAGCATATCTTAGACACCTTCGGATTTGACAAGATACGAATCCGAAACCGAGAACTTAGGTGTGCTTTTGAGCCTGGGATGAACCCGACTGCGGTGGTTATTAGGCTGCAAGATAATGAGAATTTGTTTGTGAAGGACTATGAGAGAAATCTCTCACTCGACTTCATAAACTACCTCGTTAAAAGTAAGAATATTCCTTTCAAAGATGTAATGAATATTATCAAGCAGGAGTTACATCTTGATTCCATATATAATTACAAACGCAAGACGGGGCTCTTTGGTGGTCTGTACGATAAAATTAGCCGTTCTAACGGTGAAATATCCGTAACTACTTATCCAGAAGAGATACTTGAACAGTATGGTAATACGCCAAATCTGCTTTGGCTCGAGGATGGAATTTCGCTAAGTACTCAACGAAAATGGGGCATAGGTTATGATGTTTTAAGTCAAAGGATTACCCTGCCTATAAGAACTTCTACAGGTGAAATTATGGCCATCAAGGGTAGGCTCAACGGAACGCCGGAAGAATTTGAACCCAAATATTTATATATCGAGAACGGGCCAATGTCTCAGACGCTTTTCGGTTATTCCGAAAATTACAGTTCATTATATGAGAATGAAATTCTTGTGGTTGAATCAGAAAAGTCAGTACTTATCTTGGACTCTTGGGGATATAGCAATGTGGTTGCTCTTGGTAGCAACTCATTGAGTCCAGCTCAGGCTAAACTGCTTATATCTCTAAACCCCAAACGAGTGACTTTTATGCTTGATAAGAGTTTATCTTTGGATAATACTAAGAGGAATGCAGATTTACTGAGGACATTTTGCACTATGAGGCAATTAGAGATTCGTTATTGGAATTGGGAAGATAATATTACACTTAATGATAAGGCCGCACCTTGTGACGATACCAAGGATGAGTTTGAATATATATTAGCAAATGAAATAGAACCAATAGAAAATTTAGAAGAGGATGAAATATGAGTTATATCAAGAAAGAGCCGTTGTGCGCTTGGCTGTCAAATATGTGTGCATCAGAAAACATTATTAAGGCGATAGAGAGTGATAGTAAATTTCCACCCGCCGATGTGGCTGAGGTTGTTCGATGCAAGGATTGCAAACACGCAACATTCTACTCTTGCAAAAACGACGCCGGTTATCAAAGTATAATTTGTGAATACAGAATAGGAATAGGCGATGAGAACTTCTTCTGTGCTTGTGGAGAGCGCAGATAAAATACGAATTTTAAGAGGTAAAAGTATGAAATTAGTAAAAGAATATTTGTGTGATAATAGCACTCCAAATGATGAAGAAATTAAAGAGTGTATAGAGATTGCAGATGCCGAAGATTGTATTGTGAAATTAAGATGGTTCTTCCGTTATAGTGGATGGTACGAATTAAAAGTTTCAAAGGGTATGACATTTGAAGAATGCAAGAGCAAGTTGCCAAAATGCTATCCAGTATAACACATAAAAATAAAATTTTAAGAGGTAGTTATGACTGGGGAAGAACAGAGAAAGCATTGTGAGGTTTGTGAGTTTCACAAAACAATTAAGTGTACTGGTGGCACAAACATTATGTCGTGTCATTGTGGCGACTACAAAAATCATCCTGTGTGGGGAGACTTTGAGTGTCCTCTTGGTGATGATAAGCCGATTAGAGAAAGAGAAGAAATTAATGATTTCTTTTAGCATAAAAATAAAGTTTTAAAAGGTTGTTGACAATGAAGAAATTTAACAGATTCGGTTATGTGTATCGTCTGCTCCAAAGGCGACATTCAAATTGGACACATAAGCAGCTTGTACGCTGTACGCTGTATGCAATAAGAAAGTGAGAAATAAATTATGAACAATATTAAAAACGTAGATAAAGAAGTTTATGAAATAATTAAAGCCGAAGAAAAGCGACAGGCACGAACCATTGAACTTATAGCGAGTGAGAACTTTGTAAGTGACGCTGTTAGAGAAGCAGTGGGAAGCGTTTTATGTAATAAGTATACAGAGGGATACCCTGGTAACCGTTACTACGGTGGATGTGAGCACTACGACGAGCTTGAAAGATTGTGCCAAAAGAGGTGGTTGCGGGTTTTCGGCGTGGAAGATACTTATCATTGCAATGTGCAACCCCATAGTGGATCTCAGGCTAATTTTGCGGCATATATGTCTGTGCTGAAACCAGGTGACTGTATCTTGAGTATGAGTTTGGACAACGGTGGTCATTTAACTCACGGATCTGTTGTAAACTTTAGCGGCAAATTGTATAATATGATTTTTTATAATGTAGACAATAATGGGCTCATTGATTACGAAGACATAGAACATAAGATTAACAAGTATCATCCAAAGTTGATTGTCGCAGGTGCGAGTGCATATTCTAGAGTCATTGACTTTGTTAGAATCAAGAAGATAATTGCCTGGTACTCTGATGATGAGTACAAACCTTACTTTATGGTCGATATAGCTCATATTGCTGGCTTGGTGGCAACAG